ATACAGATGAAATTGAGAACCAGAAGATTAGTTTAGCTCAAGGCAATCCTTCTGATTATTCTGCCTATAAACAAGTAGTAGGATACATAGCAGGATTAGAATGGGCTAAACAAAACTTGAGAGACATTGTACATAAACAACTTTATATTGAAGAGGAGTAAAATGCAACAGGCACATTTAGGTAATGCAGTAAAAAATAATCAATGGACTACTGATGAAGAAGAACAACCTGATCCAGATGTATTGCCAGTACTTCCAGGCTTTCATGTCTTGGTCAGACCTATATCTATTAAAACAAAAACCAAGGGAGGTATTATTCTACCTGATTCAACAAAGGATGATATGGCTTATCTCACCACAGTGGGGCGTGTAATTGCTCTGGGAGACATGGCATATAAAGACCAAGATAAATTTCCATCTGGTCCTTGGTGTGAAGTAGGTGATTATATCTGTTATGGTAAGCATATAGGTACAAAGTTATTTTATAAAAGTGTTAGGCTCATTCTTATGTTTGATGATCAAGTCATGATGAAGGTAGAAAATCCTACATATCTTGACCCTACATTTAATTTAACTAGTTTTTCTGGATGACTTGTAATTCCATACAAAATATGGTATAATAGTATATAACGTAAAACGATTGTTTCGTAAACAGCGGAGTAAAAAATGAACAACGATGATAACTGGGAAGAAGTTGATGTCCCTGAAAACCAAGAAGTAGATTATGAAATCGAGGAAGAAGTTCCTCAAGAAGCTGCTCCTCAAGAAAAAGAGGAAGACCCTAAAGAACTAGAGGGTATTCAAACTAAAGGAGCAGAAAAAAGAATTAGACAATTGGTTCGTCAAAGAAAAGAACGTGACGAACAGATTTCTCAATTGATGGCACAGAATGAGTCGTTAGTACAAAATCTGAACTCAAGAGAAAAATCTTTTAATGAAGTAAGCAAACTAAATATTGATGCTTCTGAAAAACAATTGACTGATAAAGTTACTCTGGCTCGTAGTGCCTATATGGAAGCATTCGAGAGTGGAGAAAAAGAAAAGCTTCTTCAAGCTCAAGAGATGCTTAACGAAGCACAGGTAGATTTAAAACATTTAAATCTTACTAAAGCACAAATGGAAGACGTTGCCGAAGAGATTGAACAAGAACCAGTACCAGCACAACAAGCTGCACCTAAATCTACTCCTGATCCAAGGGCAGAAGATTGGGTATCAAAAAATGAATGGTTTGGCAAAGATAAAATTTTAACTGTTTCAGCATTGGCTTTAGATCAAGAACTTAAAGAAGAAGGGTTTGATACAGATAATGAAGAATTTTATAATGAAATTGATCGGCGGCTTGCAGAAGCTTTTCCACATAAGTTTACAGCCAATACAGTGGATGTGGAAGAAAATCAAAATCGTGTGCAGGAACCTACGTCAACTCCTGCTCAAGTGGTGGGAAGCAGTTCGCGCTCTGCTCCCAATTCCTCCAAAAGCAAAGTAAAACTAACAAAAGAAGATGTTAGGCTTGCCAATAAGTGGAACATACCTCTTGAAACCTATGCTGCACAGAAGCTAAAAGTTTCTAATGCAGATGGCGAATACACTGAAATTAACTAGCGCGGAGGACATGAAATGACACGCGAAAAATCACGTACTGATACTCTAAGAGAAGCAAACACCAGACAAGAAAATTTTGTCTTTGAAGAGCCTGATGCTTTGTCTGTACCACAATCGGTAGAGCAAAGATTTCAAAACGAAGGACTATCCCTTCGATGGATCAGAATCTCACTTAAAGGCAAAGAAGACATCATGAATGTTGGAAAGCGAGAGCAAGAAGGATGGACGTTTGTTGAACCTGGAGAAGTTCCTGAAATGGCATCAACATCCTACGTGAGGGATGAGGGCAGATACTTGGGTGCAGTCTGTCGTGGAGACGTAGCCTTGGCTAAGAAGCCTACCAACCAAGTAGAAGCGAGACAAGCTTTTTATGAAAAGAAAGCAAACGATATGATGGATGCTGTTAATGCACAGCTTTATAATAGTTCAGATGCTAGACTTAGAAATCTGCCTGTCTCCAATAGTAGTAAATCAACCACTATGAGAGGACGTACTCCTAATTTTCAAGAGTAGTCTCTCATTAACTAGGAGGAACTAGAAATGAGTACAACTAAAGCATTTCGTGGGTTCATTCCTGTCCGCAAAAAAGGTAGTAACTATAACACTGAAGGTGTAGATGTACTGCCAATTACTTCTGGTGGACTCTGTAGCAATAACCTTTTTACTGGTGATCTGGTCGTTATGCCAGGTGCCAACCTTGCTACGATTCAACCTTTTATTGCTGCCACTCTCAAGCCTTCTGGCGTGTTTGCTGGTTGCCAGTATGTTGAAGATGGCGAACAAAAGTTTCGTCGGCATTGGACAGGTGGAACGTGCGTAACCGATTTGAAATTCCATGTTATCACTGATCCTGATCAGGTTTATTACATCCAAGCTTCTCTCTCGCTTTCTGTTGGAGAACTGAATGTAGTGAAAAATTATAATGTTACTGTTAGCTCGACAGCAAGTTCTGGAGATACGACTACTGGTCAGTCCAGTTATTATCTCTTGGCAGCTACTGGCGCAGAAACAGAACTAGCTGCGCGAGTTGTAAAGCGAGCAGAACTTCCTAATGAGAAAGACAGTGATGCCTTTCCTATTGTTGAAGTTTGGCTAAACACTCACAGAGATCGGTACGTTACTGCTACCGCATCTTCAGCTTAATAAGGAAGGTGTATCATGGCTATTAATCGTTCAAGTATTGCTAAAGAACTCCTTCCAGGTCTTAATGCTGTTTTCGGTATTGAGTATGGCGATGTTAATAATGAGCATGAAGCTCTTTATGATATTGAAAACTCTGATCGAGCATTTGAGGAAGAAGTTCTATTTACTGGTTTNGGTACTGCTCCCACCAAGGGTGAGGGTGCTGCTGTAACCTATGATGACGCGCAGGAAAGTTATACTGCACGTTATACNAATGAAACTGTCGCTCTTGCCTTTGCNGTTACCGAAGAGGCTATGGAAGACAATCTCTATGACACGTTTGCAAAGCTACGTGCCAGAGGTCTTGCCAGAGCAATGGCTAACACGAAGCAGGTCAAAGCTGCTAACCTGTTCAACAATGGTTTCTCTGATACCATTGGTGATGGTGCTGCTTTCTTCTCAGCTTCGCATCCAACCATTAGTGCAGGTTCACAGTCTAACTTGATTGCTGCCTCTGATCTTTCAGAAGCGACTCTCGAAACTGCCCTGACGAATGTTCAGAAAATTGAAGATGATCGTGGTATCCTGATTGGTGCCAGTTCAGTATCGCTTCATATCCCTGTAGATTCGTGGGCTATTGCAGATCGTGTCTTGGCAAGTCCAGGTTCGACGCAAGTTAGTGCTGCTGCTGCAAACCCAAATACGAATGCTATTAATGCAACTCGTCATATGGGTATGTTGCCTGATGGTTTCTATGTTAATCGGCGCTTTACCGATACGACTTCATGGTGGATCAAAACTGATGTTCCTAATGGATCAAAGATGTTTGTTCGCACCCCTCTTCAAACGAAGATGGAACCTGATTTCGACACAGGTAATCTTCGCTTCAAGGCGCGTGAGCGTTATGCTTTCGGTGTCTCTGATTGGCGTGGATGGTTCGGTTCGCAAGGATCGTAAGTATAAAGGTCAGGGAGGATTAAGGTTCTCCCTGACTTTACTTTAGGAGAGAAATATGGCAAACAATTATAATTCGCTTTTTCAGGCAGGTGCTGGAGTTATCTCCACAGCAGAAAAAACTCGAATCATTGCAGTACATGCTCATAGTACAGTTGCAGGTTCTTTTGATATCAAGGGAGCTACGTCAGGAGTTTTGAAGTTCTTTGTAGCTGCTAATGAAAGTGCAGATATTTATATTGGAGACATGGGAGTTCCAATGGTGGGAAGTGTAAGTGTATCAGTTCCTGCTGATGGTGCTGCATTGACATTGATTGTAGGCTAAGACTATGCCTAATTTTTCATTTTTAAAAAATGATTTAGTAAATACAACAGAGAATGATTCCACTGAGTTTGAGAATCAAATATCTTTCTTTGTGGAAAAGACAGAGAATAGATTGACAAATGATCTAGACGATTTTGGTCTAGATTTTTTTACGACTGTCTCTTGTTGTATTGGCAATCCTATTGTATCTCTTCCTGTTGATACAAAGATTGTTAGAAATGTAAATGTAATATCCAGTGCATCTTCAAATAGAACAAGTTTATTACAAAGAACTTATGAGTATGCCATAGACTACTGGCCTCATGCCAGTTCTTCTGTGGGTGATCCTCGTTATTACTCACGTAAAACAAATACAGCAATTTATATTGTACCTACTCCTGCATCAGCAGTTGACATAGAAGTACAATATGTTCGTAGACCACTAGGACTAGCCTCTGCCACAGGAACAAGTGTAACAACTTCTAATTACTTCAGTGAAGATTGTTATAATGCATTGTTCTATGGGTGTATGATCGAGGCTACCATGTATATGAAAAGTTGGGGTGATCTTCCAGTATGGGAAGCTCAATATCAAAACGCTATTAATCAGCTTAGAAATCAGGCTCGTCGTACCAGACAAGATGACATGGCACAAGCTGCAAGTCCTGCTGGTAGTCCTGATACTGTTATCATGGGTTCAACATAATGACTATCAGTAGAGGTAAGATTTCTAAACAGTTAAAACCTAAACTAGGCACAGGCAAGAGATTTAAAAACTTAACCAAAAAACTAAAGAAGAAGGGTGCTAAAGACCCCAAAGCTCTTGCAGCTTATATAGGTAGAAAAAAATATGGAAAGAAAAAATTTCAAAAGTTATCATCTAAAG